CGGGGGTATCCCACCAGGAACGTTCCAGAACTCGGAGAAGGCCGTTCCTCCGGAGGAGGCCCGGATCATCGCGGAACGTCTTGTCCAGTCCATGCAACGGCGCCGGCCGCTGGTGTACGGCAAGGATTGGAACTACAACCCGATCGCGGTTCCCCCGGAGGAAGCGCAATTCCTCGAGTCGATGAAGCTGTCCGCGACGCAGGTGGCAGCGATCTACGACGTCCCCCCGGAACGGGTGGGCGGTGTTCCTGGCGGATCATTGACGTATGCGACGCAGGAACAGGACCAGATCAGGTTGGCGAACACGGTGGCCCGGTGGTGCGTTCGCCTCGAGCACGCGTTCTTCGGTCTGCTTCCGAATAGGCAGTACGTCCGGTTCAACGTGGATGCCATGATCCGGACCGATCTGAAGACCCGGCACGAGGTGTTCAAGCTGGATCGGGATATGGGCATGAAGTCGATCAACGAATTGCGTCTGATCGATGACTTGGAGCCGATCCCGGGTAAGGAAGGGTCGGACTATTCACCACTCGCTGTGACGGTGGCCGAGGCGTCCGCCGCGGCGAAGCCGGCGCCGGTCCCTGCTCTACCGTCGGAAGCCGATGACCAGGCGCCGGCGCCCGTCCGTTCCCTTCCACGAAAGGCAGTCTCCGAATGAGCACCGTCGAACGCCGTTACACCCCTCTGCCGGTCGAGGCTCGGGGCGACAAGTCACAGATGCGCATCGGCGGGTACGCCTCGGTGTTCCTGCGTGAGTCGCAGAACCTCGGCGGGTTCGTTGAGGTCGTGGCGCCGGGATTCTTCAACGATTCCAAGTCGCGGGGCTGGCCGGACGTGATGGCCCGGTACAACCACGACGACAACATGCTGCTCGGCACCACGGGCGCTGGAACCCTGACCTTGTCGGTGGACGAATCGGGCCTGTCGTATGACGTGGTGCCCCCGTCGTCTCGGGCGGACGTGTATGAACTGGTGACCCGTGGTGACGTGCGTAAGTCGTCGTTCGCGTTCCGGATGTTCGAGGACGAATGGTCGACCACCGACCAGGGGTACCCGCTCCGGACCCTGCTGCGGGGCCAACTCGTTGACGTCGCACCGGTGAACGTGCCCGCGTACACGGACACTACGGCCGGCAAGCGGTCGTTCGCGGTTCTGCCCGAGGCTGAGGCCGCGCTGAGGTCGCTGGCCGAGAAAATGAGCGCTGACCCTGCTGAGGTCCGGTCGATGGCTGAGCATGATGACCTGCGGTCGTTCTTCAAGCGGACCGACAATGCTGGGCCGGCGAAGCCGAAGCCCATCAGCCGTTCGGGTGCTGCTGCGATCGTCGCGCAGCGGTTGGCTGAGCGGACGTTCTAGTCTGGTAGCGGATGGGTGCCCGCTGGTCCAGGTTCGACCAGCCCAGCGGGACTACCCCCGGAATGGTTTTACCCTCGCGGTCCAGGTTCGACCAGCCCGCAAAGCCCCCCTGCTGGTATTCGATTCTGGAAAGAGGACCCCCATGTCCGAAATCGCGAAGAAGCTCCAGGCCCGGCGCCTGAACCTGGTCAATGAGATGCGTGAACTGGTCGACAAGACCGTTGAGGAAGGTCGCGACCTCGACGGCGCCGAGACCGGCCGGTTCCAGGCCATGAACGAGGAAATCGACCGGGTCGATCTGCGGATCAAGGGTGTCCTCGAGCAGGAACAGCGGGCCAAGGACGCCGGCGACGCTTTCGACGGTCTGATCGGCAAGCCGAAGACCGGACCCGAGAACGAACAGCGGGACGGCCAGTCCAGCACTGAGGTGGCTCTGCGGAAGTTCTTCGCCGGCGAGTCCGGGCGCACCTTCGACATGAGCGCTCCAGGCCGGGTCGATTACCGGACGTTGTCCAAACTGTCCGCCGCGGCCGGCCTGAACACGGTTCCGACGTCGTTCTACAACCGGTTGATCGCACACCTGATCGAGGTGTCCGGTGTCATGCAGACCGACCCGACCGTGCTCAACACGTCGTCGGGTGAGTCGCTGCAGATCCCCAAGACGACCGCCCACAGTTCGGCCGCGATCGTCGCTGAAGCCGGCACGATCGGCACGTCGGAGCCGACGTTCGGTCAGATCACCCTGGGGTCGTTCAAGTACGGCGACCTGATGCAGGTCTCCCGCGAGCTCATCACCGATACTGGTGTCGACCTCGAGGGGTACCTCGCGATGCAGGTCGGCCGAGCGCTCGGCAACGCTTTCGGAACTCACCTGGTCACCGGTACCGGCACCACCCAGCCGCGCGGCATCCTCACCGACGCCACACTTGGTGTGACCGGTTCGACTACCGCTGCCCTGGCCGCGCTCACCCCGCCGCTGCCCGCCGGATCGTTCACTGCCGACAACCTGATCGACTTGCAGTACTCGGTCATCAGCCCGTACCGGTCGTCGAATTCCTGCTACTGGTTGATGCGGGATGCCACGCTCGCGGCGGCCCGGAAGCTGAAGGACACGACCGGTCAGTATCTCTGGCAGCCGTCGCTCCAGCTTGGCGCCCCGGACATGCTGCTCGGGAAGCCGGTCCGCACCGACCCGTTCATGCCGGCCGTTGCGTTGTCGGCGAAGTCCGTCGCGTTCGGTGATTTCTCGCAGTACTTCGTTCGGATGGTCGGTGGTCTGCGGTTCGAGCGGTCGGATGATTTCGCGTTCAGTACTGACCTGGTGACCTACCGATGCCTGCTGCGCGCGGATGCCGCCCTGGTCGACCTGACCGGTGCTGTGAAGTACTTCCAGGGCAACGCTGCCTGATCGGGCTATCGCTGCATTACTGAATGGAGAACAGGATGAAGATCCGAATGCTCGCCGATGTCTCCGGGACACGGAACGGCAAGGACTGGCCCAAGCGCGGTGAGGTCGTCGACCTCCCCGACGATGAAGCGAAGGACCTCATCACGTCGAGGATGGCTGCGGAGGTCGGCGACAAGGAAGCCGAGGCTGCGGTCAAGGCTCAGAACGAGGCGACCACGCTGACCACTGCGGGGGGCCCGGTGGAGTCGGCCGACGTCGATACCAAGCCGAAGCCGCGGCCTGCGGCTGGTAAGTAGTCTCGGTGGTGGCCGGTCAGGGATGCGCGATCACCTGACCGGCCACCGTCGATTGTGGGGGAACCGAATCATGACCGCACGTCACACCGAACAGAAGGAAACCTGAGATGGCACGTTACGGAGCATCCATGTTGTCCCAGGCGGCCCAGCTCGCCGGCGTCAACGCGACAACCACGGTGAATGGGTACCTCGGGTATTGGGGTGCTTCGGCGACCTCAGGGTTCCGGCTTCGCCGACTCCAGCTTGGGGCGATTGCCGGCGCGGGGGTGCCGACGTCCCAGCAGATCTCGGTGGGGGTGTACCGGCAGACGGTTGCCCCGTCTGGTACCGGGCTGGCGGCTGCTGTTCTTGGGCAGCCGTACGAGACGTTCACCCCGCAGACCGATCCGACCGTTGGTCTGATCGCGACGACCGGTACCACGATCGGTACGACTGGGCCGACTCTGGCGGCGAACCCGGTCGCGGTGATCGCGTTCAACACGCAGTCGACCCTCGACCTCCCGTACGAGTTCATGGAGGAGCTCATCTGCGGCATCGGTACCGCGAACGGGTTCGCGTTCGTGAACATCGGAAACGCTTTGCCGGCATCGCACTCGATCCGGCTGAACGTTGAAATCGAGGTGTGATCCGCGTCGGCTTTGCTGGCTGGTCCGGGCCTTCATGGGCCCGGGCCGGTCGTGCTTGTTTCCCGTGAAACATCTACCCAAGATCGAGGCACCCGACATGGCCGCACCCATCGTCACCAGCGTCACCTACTCCAAGGCGAACTACGCGCCCGGAGAGGTCATGACAATGACCGTGAACCACACCGACGTTGACCGGACATCCCTGGCAACCACAGTCACCGTGACCGACTCGACTGGGGCGACCGGTTCCGGGTCGGCAACGGTGATGATCGACGGTGCGGCGTCCGTGGTTCCCGTGTCGACACCGGCCCGAACCTGGACCCTGGTCGCGGCCACCACGAACCAGTCTGTTTTCACTGCGACCGCCTGATGCTGCTCTCGACCACGGTCACGGTCACCGATGCGGGTGGGCATACCGGGTCGTTGACGGCGACGTGCACGATCGGCGAGGGGGTACCGACTGAGGCTGAGATCGCATCGTGGGGTG